AGCCGAGCAGAATCTGGTCGATCTCTTGCGTGCTTATTTTTTGAGCAGTCGCGTTCGCGCCAAGGTAGATTCCTGGCGCCTCGTTTCGACCGGAGCCTATGAATGCAATGCTCTCCACGAATACGCAGCAGCCGAACGTGCCGATCACCCCTTTTGTGATCTGTGCGCCATCGATGCGTTGGAATGGAAAAAACTCGCCTCCCACGTTGTCGAACACCTCGATGGTGTTGCGGTTCAAGGCATAGACCTCGTTGCGCAGCTTGAGCAGCGCCACCACTGGGTCTGGGTCGACTTCGCTGGAGCCATACTTCAGCGGGTTGACTTGAGTCGGGTCGGACAGCTCTGTCACCACCAGACTGGTGCCATCGGTGGTCATGAAATAGCCATCCACCCAGACAACATCCAACACAAGGCCAAGATCAGGATCGGTCACTTGAACCAGGCCAAGTGCGCTGTTCCAGTAGTACAGGCGGCCACCAGACGCGATGGCCAGGCGGTCGAAGCTGTAGTCCATCGTCACCAGCGTGTTGATGGGGCCTCCAACGTCACCCAGGACGGTCACAGCGCCATTGCTGGCCACGGTCACCAGCTTGGTGCCCATGACGCGGTAACAGACGCCGTTCCAGTTGATGCCGCCACGGTCGATTCCTGGGCCGGTGCCGTTGCCGACGATGCCGTCACCAGGACGCAGAAAACCGGCACTGATGCCGGACTGCTTTGGGACTGGCACCAGGTTGACCGGGTACGACGTGCGCAGGTCTGGCCCGTTGTCAGCGTAGATGCCGTTGAGGATTGGAATCTGCATGGATCACCACTTGACCTTGTTGGCCCAATACGCTGCGCTCATCTTGCCCTTGGCAATGTTCTCAGCGTGCCTGGCCTTGAATGATTCGCGCCGGGCTTTGTCCGCCTTGGACTCGCCTTCGCGCTTCGGAGACCCGGACACGCCCTGCTGGCCAAAACGGATGGTTTTTACCTGGTCGCCAGCCTTGGCCACCACGACGTGGGACTTGGTCGGGTGCGACGGTGTGCGCTTGGGCTTGTTGTAGCCCTCGACGCCGACGCGAGCCAGACGCGGGTCTTTCTTTGTGGCCATCAGGCAATCCTGTACCAGCTGTTCAGAGACTGCACAAAGCGCATGCGGAAGAAGTCCTCAGCGGCCAGGTTGCCGGGCACGCCGTAGGCTGCGGATGCGCCGTTCAGCGCCAGCGTGAAGCTGGTGATCTGCTGTGTGGTGGTGATCAGCACCTCAGTGCCGTCGGGCGTTTGGGTGTTCAGCGGCAGGGTGATCGTGCCAGTGGCCAAGGTTCCGGCTGGCTGGAGCAGCATCCATTGCTGCTGGCTGACAGGGGTCGGGACTGTGATGTTGAAGCCGGTGCCAGGCGTCGAGATACTGGTGGCCAGCGTCGGGGCCGCAAAGGTCTGCTGGAAGTAAGTCAGCAGCGCACCGATAGGCAGGCGTCGTGCGTCGCCATTGTTCGGGGTGTAGACGGGAATCTGGTCGCCAGGCGATGCCTGGAGCAGCAGCGGCAGTTGGTTGATTTGTGGCATGGTTTGTCCTCAGTTGTACTCGATTGGGCCGTCCGGGCCTGCGGTGACCGGATCGACCGGAGGACGCAGGAATGGGTTGTCGTACACGCGCCATGGCTTGTTGCCAGCGCCAGACGGCATGGTGACGGGCATCTGCTGCGGGATGGGTGCGGTCGCACGCTGCAGCAGGGTGTTGTAGCTGTCCTTGGCCACGGCCTTGGTTTCAGGCATCACCACCTTGCCGTAGCCAGGTGCAATGCGAATGGCCAGATTTGTGATGATGGCCTCGTTCGCGCTGTCTGGCACTTCGGACGGCTCGTCAAGGTCGCTGTACTGTGGGCTGCCTGGCAGTGGGTAGCCCAGCCGGATGCCTTTGCCATTCCAGTCTGCGATCATGGCGTCGAGGCGACGCAGTGCGGACTGGAGTTGCTCTGGTTGCAGGTCGAAGACATAGGATGCAAGGCCGATTTCCTCGAATGCGGCTGCAACGAACTGGCGCTTGCTGTAACCCATATCAGGCCTCCTGCTTGCTGAGTGCTTCGGTGATCATGGCCAGCA